CCAAGCGGATTTGTCCAAATCGTAGTTGGAAACAACAACTGCAAGATTAGAGCCTGCACCCTTGCTGCCCTGTATGTGCACAGCAGCAATGCCAGTGTTGCCATCAAGATCCTGCCAAAAGATGGGCGAACCAGAATCTCCAGCAGCAGTATCAAAGTAGTGAGTGAGGTTTGTGTTTCGAGCAACATAACGGCACGGCGCTTGTGTGGACACAACTCCACGAGGCAAACCATTCACCACACGAGCCGAAACGAGAATCGGGGCAATGCGAATGTTTGGGCCTTTGACATAATTCATAAGACGAGTTGCTGGGCAACCATTGACCTTCTCGGCTGGAACGGACAACCAAAGATAGTCACGTTCGGAAGCTCCAACAGCAGCGCTAGGTGGCAAATCTAAACGCTGTTTGCTCCAGGGATTGTACAAGGCGAAACGGACAATCTCAACCGGACTCGCATCCATGTCAGGGCAAAGATGAGCAACAGTAAGAAAACGGAATTTTGCATTGTGGCGAACAAGAGTCGCAACAGCAGAATTGACAAAAGGAGTTCCGTTACAAATACCAGTCATCGTGACCTCCCAAGTGACTGAAGGGTCAACAACAAGACAATCCTTCTGCTTTGACTCAACAGGGGCAGAGTCTTTCTTGGGCAAAGGCTTTGTTTGAACCTTCACCGCAGGTGGATTGATTTTCTTGGGCTTGGGAAGAGGCTGAACTTTAGTTGGTGGAAGTGTTTCCACAACAACTTTGGAAGGAGCGGGCTTCTTCTTGGGAACGGGCTTACCAACATGAGTCCAAGAACTCTTTGCTGGTGCGGGCTTCACAGTCTCAGAAGGGCGTGCAGGGGAGGCGAGAGGACGGTAAACCATTTTGGGCTTAACTGGTTCTTTTTTCCTCTCATATCGGACATTGGCGTCAGGGTACATGAGATCCTCTTCATAATGATAATGCAAATCAATAAGATCCTCATGACGAACGTCGATACTGACCCATTCAGAGTCATCAGTCAAATTATC